ACCTTTAGAGAGGCTTTTAGAGGGTCTTAGACCGATCTTAGGGTACAGGTCTTCGGTAAGCCACCAAGCATGCGAGATGACGATTTTAGAGCCTTCTTTTAGGTTTGCTCGGACATTCGTAAAGAACTTCAGGCGATCTTCTGAGGTGCAGTGGTTCAGAACGGAAAAGAGCAGGATGTAGTCGAACTTACCTTCGAACTGAAAATCTTTCACGACATATAGAGTTGGATTCTTTTCAGAACCTTCGGTTAGCTCTTTTGCAACTTTGATGAAGCTGTCGTTAAAATCAACGCCTGTGTAGTTCGATTCGTTCAAGTAAGAGATCAGATGTTCACCTGCTCTTAATGGACCACAACCAACATCAACCAGTTTGTGTTCTGGTTTTAATCCATTATCGATAAGAAGTTGAAGTTGGAACTGTCCTCGTTTATCCCATCGTTCTGCCTTACCACCAATCTGTTGTTTGTATGTTTCAGAATCAATGACTACTTTGCTATAGTCTTTCGGTAAACAGATAAAGGTATCATCAACGTAGTCATTGTTTGGTCCAGCAAAGTGAACAAGAACAGATCTTGGGTTTAGCTTATCACCAACAATAAGTTCACCACCGACTCTGTCTCGATATAAGTCAGCCATCTTATCCATAAATCCTAAAGAAGAATCATACTTAACGATATACTCTTTTGGCCAGAATACTATGTCATGAGTCTTCTGAAGGTTTTGCCAGATGAATCTCTGCTCACCAAAGAATGGTGGGAACTTCTCTTTATACAAACCACTTTTAGAACCTAGATGATAATGCATCATCCAGTAGCTTGGACGTTCTAAGAATTTCTGTAGCACATGGAGGTTGGATCCATCTGCTTTGAACTTTGATACACCAGAGTTAATAGGTGTGCCGATCTGATTCGTCCACCATCTGAATGCATATAACTGTTCGACAGTATTGACTGGGTACTTGATAAGTTTCTCTGGATCTCCGATGAACACTTGATCAATATCCATAATGATAACTTCATCATCAGAAGAAGCACCAATAAAGTTTGGATCGAAGAAACGAAGTTTGTTCCACTGTCTTTTTAAAAGAGGATCCTCACCAATAGGTATGACTACAATATTTTCGTCTAATCCAGAAGCATCCTCAGTCATACAAATGAATCGAATATCTGGAATGTGTTTGATGCTATTGTATAAACGATTCACATTCTTTGATGGGTACTTGGTACCATACTTGAGAGTACAAATGTGTATCATTGTTCGTATCCAAACATTTCAAAATCTTGTTTAAAATAAGTTCTTACCATCTCTCGGCTTTCATCATCATACATTTCTTCAGTTGGTTTTCTATCTGGATTGACACGTTCTTGTGGAACTACAATACCAGTCTCACGTTGGAATGTTTCCATATCTTCCATCTTGAAAATTCTAATATCAGATTTAGAATCCAAGTAACTGCTCTGAAGAAGAAAGTGGTGTGACACCGTAAGATAGTTGGCTAACTCGAATGTGTTAAAGTGAAAGAACTTTAACCACTCTTTGAAGTCTAAACTTAGAAATTTCTGATAAAACTCAATAGACTTTCTTCGCATAAAATGCGGTGGCTTGATATGTTTCTGTAAATGGAAATATGTACTGACTGCTCTATCGTATGGGTTGCGCACGAACGTGAATGAGTAGTCTGGTGTGAAGTTATGGAACCTACATCTCGCCTCTAACTGTGCATGAGTTAGATGAGATACCATCCACTCAATAGGAAAATTGTGATCAGGAGAATCTACAAGTGCCGTACGAATGGATGTCCCAGCTGTTTTTGGGATATGCAGGAACAGAACATTTTTCATATCAAAGATGTTTAATTGGGATAACTTTCTTTTTAATAGAAATGTCTTGATTCATTGTAATGTACTGTTTTGTCTCAGGACAAGATGAACATACATCTTCAGCAGTGTAAACAGTCTGCAAGAATTCTTCTACAGCAGAGTTATCATTAATATCTACACCATCATATTTTAAATATGGAGCCCACTCTGGATCATCTAGCTGTTCTTTAATAGCTAGCATATCTGAAAGGTACGCTGTATGAGAACACTTATATAATTTACCCTTATACAACTGAGGGCAATTAGTCTCGCAGATCTTGAATGCTTTGTCTTTGTCAGAGTTAAATGGATAGACTTTATCACCTTCATACTTGATGATATGCCCCCAGATCTCTTTCTTACGTTGCCATTCATTGGAGATCTCAATCCATCCAAAGTCTTGATCTTCATACAAAGTGTTTCTTCGCATGAACTTAATATTTTTGGCTATAGCTTTCTTATAAAAATCTAAAACCTTCTCAGCAAGATTGTCTCTACTCTTATCACCTGGACCAACGTGGACTGATATTTTTAAAGTCATTCCACGTTCAACTAAATCAAGCAACCAATCGTCATGCTTATTAACATAGAAACCATTGGTCAACAACTTAACCTTCTTACCCTTTGAGATAAGATACTCACATACAGCTTTAGTGCCTTTGGGGTTGAGCAATGGCTCTCCACCAAGAATGTGGAATGTTCTTATCTCAGTTTTTTCTAGAAGGATTTCTAAGTCTTTGATAAGCTGTTCAATGTCTACAGATTCGGAGACATCAACAAACTCTGAGTGATGAGAGCAACCAGAGCAAGTTAGGTTACATCCCATATGTGTATGGACATTTAGACGTTCTAAATTTCCACCATACTTTTCTAGTATGGATTTTGCAAGATCGCCTTGCATGATTAAGGCATCACGTTAGCGATCTGGATTCCTGTACCGAAACGAGAGCTATACTCATTTCGCATTTCTACTGCTGGTTCACCTTCTGATGCAATTGCTGACTTATTCAGATAGATTTTACCATCAACGTATGGCATGTATGGTGCCAGTCCTACGCTAATGCCAGAGTCTGTTGGTTGTAATACGATATTAGCTGCGTTGTCTAAATGATAACCACTATCAGAAGATGAGGATACATCAGCAATAAGTTCTTCACCATTAATCAATTTAAATACTTTAATCATTTCATTCCTCTATAACAAGTTGTTCAATAAAATCTGCTGCTGCGTTTTGGTCTTGGAAAAACTTTATGTGAGTAGTTTCCATATCGAAGCAGTGTTGTGCGACTACCATAATCTGTTTGTTCTTATAAACAGATACCTTGAGTATCCAATCGCCACGTCGGACGGTGACGAACGAGATAAGGTTGGGTGATAGTCTTGCTTTCATACCTAATATTTAGGTACGATTACGTCTCCAGTAGAAGTCGAAAGCATTATAATTTGTTTTTATGATCATATCATAAACTGCCATTCTATCTAAATATGCGTCTTTCATCACTGTCGCTGTGGTTGCTGGTTGGATGCCGACTGTAGCATCGGACTCACCATACTCACTAACGATCGTCATCTCATTCTTGCTGGCGATATGACGCATGGCTTTGTTCTCAGTCAAGCAGTGCATAAACACTTCCTTGATGCCTTGAGTGCGTAACCAAGTTACTGCACGATCGAACATCTCTTGAGCTAATCCATTACCACGATATTGTTTATCTACAGAACAACCAAGTTCGGCATCAGAATCTTTAACTGCTGCGTGACAAGCAGCAATAATATTACCATCAACATCTTCACAACCAAACCACTTTGACTCGTCATTGAATGAAGAGTGGATGTAGTTCTCTATAAAGTTATCAGAAACCATCGCACCAAAACGTAGGCGACGATCTTCTCCCTGTAGCGATGTTAAATGCGCAACAAGTTTGTCTTGATCTATTTGAGTTAATTTTCTTGGAATCATAATTGATGATGGGGACTTGCGTCCCCATTCTTTTAAGCCATTTTGTTTCTTAACGCTCTCGCATAATACTGTCGTTCGAGTTGTTCGACATGCATTGGTGTCTGAGGGTCATGAGCTAAAATGTATTCTTCTAAAGTTTGGGATCTATCACGGAACACATAAACAAAGAATTGTTTTAGTGCTTGTAACATTATTCACCTTCGTTTAGAAGTTGCTTGCCTTTACCAGCCTTAACTGGAACCTTCTTAGCTTTTTGCTCTTCTGGTACCAATTTGTCCAAAGCGATCTTCAAGATGCCATTGAACAACTCAGCGTCCTTAACTTCATAAGAATCACCGATAGCCCATGCACGAGTGAACGCACGGTTGGCGATACCTTTGAACAAATAGTCAGCAGTCTCATCTACATCAGTAGACTGAGTATTGCCTTTAACGATTAGCTTACCACCGTCGATTGTTACGTCGATTTCGTTTGTGGCGAAACCAGCTACAGCAATCTCGATTGTGTAAGTGTTACCGTCTTTACGGACATTGAATGGTGGGTAGTTTGGGATGTCTTTAGTCAAGTCATCATGCAATGCTTGCATGCGTTTGAATTGGTCATCGAAACCGACAAACACTTTGTCGAAGTCTTTGAAAAGGTCTTGGCTAAAGAATGCAGGTACGAATGATTTCGTCATTTGAGTTTCTCCTATTAAGCGAGTAAGTGATAAAAATTGTCTCCTCGAAAGCAAGACAGTGCTGGTTACTTTATCCAGCGGCAATTAACGAATGCCAGTGAAATCTCTCGGACGCCTATACCGTAGACGACAACAGCCCTAAGGTGGGTTCTTTACGCTGCTGTTTGGGCAGCTTTTGCAGCAGCTTGTGCTTCTGCTTCTAATGCTTGTGCTTGTGGGTCGCCCTGTTCTTTAATCTTACCGATCAAAGCTACAACCTCATCGAATGGGTGTTTACCAAGTGTACGAAGAATAGTATTTACTTCTGCAATAGTCAATTCAAGTTTAATCATTTTGTTTTCTTTCCTATGTTATAGTGAAATTCCCAATGTTATAAATATTGGTATGGGTCACGAGATTGCCGTCTCTACCCATTCTAGATCTACTTAGGAGAACCAGCATGAGTATTTATTCAATCTATACCGCTACCAACAAAATAACAAAGAAAGTTTATGTTGGTTTCGCAACCAACTTCCATCAAAGAGTACTTCGTCATAAAGCACTCTATCCAAATTCCCCAAAGAAACTATACACAGCTATACGAAAATATGGCTGGGGTGCTTTTCTATGGGAAGAGATTTATGTTTCTACCGATAAAGAGCACTGTCTTAATGCAATGGAGCAGTTCTTTATAGAGGAATTTGATTCCATCAATTCTGGCTATAATACCACGAAAGGTGGAGCAGGAGTCCTTGGTGTTAATACCGAAACTGTTTGGATAAATGACGGTAAAAATCACAAAAGAGTTAAATTCAACTCACCGATACCAGAAGGATGGGTTCTTGGTAGAACCAAAATTTCTCGTAAAGTTAAAATGTCTAATGAATCAAAACAAACTATTAGTCATAAAAACAAAGAGCATGGCGTTTTTGCTAAACTGAATTGTCAAAAATCTCCATGCCCCCATTGCGGTATCTTTATGAATCTAGGTAATTTAACTAGACACATAAAGGCGAAGCACTAATCACTTAGCTTTCTTACCGATATTGTACTTGGGTACTAATTCCCACTGGTCTTTTTCTTTATAAGAGACCACCTTAATTTGAGATAGCGAAGCCTTTTGATCAGCTTGCGTAGTATTTAGGATCTTTAACAGATCCCAGTCCTGTAACAAACTAGCAATTGCGTTACGTCTCTCGATATCACCTGCAGTGATATTCGATTCTTTACCATCGAGCGCAAACAATTCCTTGAAGTGCACGATGAAGTACCGACCTTGCTTATGTAAGATATGGCAAGATTGGTATAGCTTTTGTTCTTTTCTTGAGGCAATCCCGATACGGGTTAGAGTTTCACGAACCTTCAGAAATGCATCTGGTTCAGGCAACGTCACCTCGAGCATGGACTCAGGAGTCCAGTCGTAATAAATCACTTCAACAGTCATGATTTTCCACCTTTGTATAATTTTTCTTTTATCATAATCAAGTGTTCATCGGAAAGGACACTCAGTGCCTCTTTCGCCTTTTCGCTTGAATACCCATAGTACTCTTTTACGAGTTCTAAAGAAGCAGACTCAGCGTCGGCTTTTGCCCATTTACTGAAACGACGCTTCTTCGAAATAGTATTTAGGAAAAAAGAAAATTGCCAGTCAGGTGGGCATTGGTGATGTTGGTTCATCGAGTTTGCCTGCATAACTGTATCGGGGAAATATCCCAAGGCTCGGTTCACAATAAACTTCACCTTGTTATAGTCTTTAACTGCTTCTGGATCTCCTGCTAGTAAATCAACTTTGGTTTCGTTGATGGCTTTCACATAGTCGAATGGGCTCATTTAGCAAACCCAACTTCCTTCAGATTCTCTGGAGTAGCAGCGAATCTTGTATCTGGAAAACGAGATGCCAGAGAGTCTTCTAACTCTTTACGAGTTGGAGCCTGAGCCATAAACTCATCGGTCTCTTTATTGAAGACATAGTATTGACCACTATGTTGTTCGATCTTGATATTGATTAGCTCGTCCTCGATTTCTCCAAGGTCTTGGTCGAGTTGTTTCATTATGTAATCAACTCGACGCTTGGCTAACTCCTCGCGGAGAACCCAACCCAGAATAAAGCCTAATGCGAAAACGCCAAAGATAGACAAAAAATCTTCCATATCAACCTCACTTGAATTTACATTGCATCATAATCTCAGTCAGCGCAGCCATAATGTTCAACTCATGGTCAGCGACGAATGCAGCTTTGTATTGATAGTCAGCTAGGATCAAAACCAATGAAGGAATTGAACCAGCTTCCATCGTCGAAGCAGAAGTATCGTACAATTCGCGGAACAATGAAACTGTATCAGCATCTGAGTTCTTAGCAACCCACTTACGGACGTTGGCGTAGTCTTTCTCTTTGAGATTCTTTACCAAGTCTTTATAGGATTCTTCGTTGAGGTTCAGGAGAATGCCTGAATCAATCTTACCAGAAACAGAGTAACGTTGAAGTTCATTCAACATACGACGATAATCTGGAAAGTATTTAGTGACCAATTCAGCCACTACCTTTGGATCGAATTCAACACCCTCTTGTTTCAGAATCTGAGTAGCACGTTTAAAGAATGTACCAGCCAGTTGCTGTTTGTCTTTGTTGTCGATTTTAAAGTCGATAACTGCACAACGAGAGTGGAGAGGTTCGATAATCTTGTTCTTGTAGTTACAAGTAAAGATGAAGCGACAGTTGTTACTGTATTCTTCAATGAACGAACGTAGCGCAGGTTGAACCGACTGAGCATTCATATAATCAGCTTCGTCGATAATGATAATCTTCTTAGCGTCTGTCAATGAAACAGTCGTAGCAAAACCTTTGATAGTGGTACGAAGAACGTCGATTGAACGACCTTCCTCGGATCCGTTTACCATAATATACTCAGCACCGATCTCGTTACAGAGAGCCTTTGCTACAGTAGTCTTACCTACACCAGCAGTACCAGAGAATAAAAAAGTGGGTAGCTCGCCCTGAGCAATGTACTCTTTAAACGTCTTCTTAAGTGCATCTGGCAGGACACACTCATCGATCGTTTGTGGACGGTATTTCTCTACCCACAGAAACTGTTCTTCACGGGAGTCAATCATAATCAATCTTTCATAAACAAAAATAATGGCACAGAGTTATCGTCATCTGGTTTGAAATTTATCTTACCATTAGTCAATTCCCAAGCCTCAATACACATATTACGTAGTTGGTATTTGTGTCTGCTCTTAGAAGCACTTTCAGCAAAAAACAATCGCGGGTCTTCATACTTTTTATGATGCTTACACCACTTCATTTTAACCTGACGATTACCCCACAAGTCAGTAGTGTAGATCTCATCTTTAGGTAAAACTTTTCTGTCGACCCGAGCAATATGATTCTTACGTTTATTCATCACAACTCCATAACAAATAAGAGGGATTACTCCCTCTTCAATCAGAACTCAAATGTAGAGTCAGCTTCAACCGCAACGTAATAGACCAAGTCGCCGTTACCCTTAAAGCGAGAGATCTTCTTGCTTGAGATGCTAACAGTGTAGTCACCTGGAATCATCTTCAGGTTTTCTACTTTCAAGTTCACTTTGAAAGTCTTGTCAGTTGTACCGACTGGCTCGCTGAAAGAGTTACCAGTGGCATTCTTCTTGTCACCAACAACTGCAGTAATTGTTGAACCATCACCGACGATAGAAACGTCAGATGCACGAAGGACAGACGCAGTGCGATGAATCATATTCAACATCGCAGCAGTAACTGTGAACTCAATCTCAGCTTCTGGGAATGTGATAGACTTTTGTGGAGCAGTCAATACGCTTGCGTCTGCAGCGAAATACTTGATGCTCATATTACCTTGTTTGATGGTAACATACTTCTCGCTAAAGTCCAACTCTGGATCTTCGAACAGAGACATCGCACCCAAGAACTCATTCAAGTCATAGATGCCGAAGTCTGGGAAAGTCTCAGACACAGTGGCGTCAGCCATTACGTTCTTCTGTGCAGAGATGGTAGCCAACTTGTTACCTGACTTCAAAAGCAAATTGCTATTGATGCTAGCAAAGTTTTTAATCAGGGCAGTTGTTTCTTTAGATAATTTCATATTTTCTCCAAGTGATAATATACTATGTATAAAAGATTATACGTCAAGAGGCTCATTTAGCCAAATTTATTTTGTTTTTTTGTACTCATTGAACTCAGCAACAAGACGCTCGTGTTCTTGATGTGAGCAGTACAGAGTCCATTCACGAACAACATCTTTGTATGTGACATTGTCTTCGATAGTTGTTACAGGCTCTGCCATCATATAACCGATAATTGTTTTATGATTCTGAGTACCATCCATACATTTGTTGCGCTCGATAGAAAATGCATTCATTGTAGCCCAGTCAAGAGAATAACTAGCAGATGCATACTCACCTTCAAGACGACTCTCGTATGCAGCTAACTTATTTTCGAGCAGATTAATCTTCTGCTGAAGCGCAACATTTTCAGTAGCCAGTTTATAGGACTGGTCATCCTCTTTCTTTTCCCAAGACCACAGACTCATATTATTCCTTTGAGTATTTTACATCGTGTTCGTACAAAAACATCAAGCAACACATTGCGTGTGCTAAGTGGTGGATACCTGATTCGGGATCCATCTGTTCTCCACTTTTGTATGCCCAGAGATGACGCTGCATCGCATCAAAATAACGACGCTTAGAATCTGGAACTTGCTTCCAATTATCTGGTTCATACTTCTCGGCTCCGAACGTGAGAACCTTTACAGTCTCAGCCAAAGCGAGTGGAGGTAGTAAACCATATTGAAGTTTACCACCATCAAATTTGCGACCACCAGTTGTAGCTAACTGGGATGCTTTAACTTCGTCGATAGTTGCCATTGTCTCTCCAAGAGATGGGGGACGAATCCCCCATTTCGATTAGCGTTGTGCTGTAAAAGCAGTAGCACCCAAGAGTGCATTAGCAGCAGCGATGATACGCTTGCTTGGCTTGCCAATGCGGTACTTAGTAGTTTCTGTACCGTCATGCAACTTAGCACGGTTGCTATAGATGCAATGACCTTGACTACGCAATTGGTGAATTGCATCGTGTGGATTCTTCAAACCAAATGAGCCAGAGATCTGCTTAGCAGTAACTTCGGCACCAGTAGACAAGTAATTCAACAACTTAGCTTGTTTAGACATATAATAAACTCCATAATAAACCATCAACGAAAAAAGCTGACAAGAGGATGGCATCTCTTGTCAGCGAACACTAAACTTATTTTTAATTAGACTTCGATGCCATTCTCACGTAGGATCTGGTTGAAGTCTTCAGTCTCGTCATCGTAAGCCATAGACTCATCGATAACTTTCTGTAGACGATTCAGGTCAGACTTAGTCTCTTTCTCCACAGCTTTTGCAGCTGGAGTGGACTTGACCTTGACGGTCTTAGCCTTAGCAAGTTTTGCAACTTTGGCTTTAGCCTTAGCGACAGGTGCAGCTTTATCTGCAACTTCCTTGTGGAATGCCTTCAACTCATCTGCAGTTGGGACTGGGAGTTGGTACACACCACGCTCAACTTTGTTTGCAGCGAACAACCAGTTAGGATAACCGATCTTCTCACCCTTGGAGCCAGTACGTTGGTCACGGAATTCGTAGTAGATTGCAGCACATTCCTTCAGAGTAATCTGAGGTGACTTCTTATACTGAGGTGCAGCTTCCAAAGTGGCTACAACGAAACGTTTCTGGGCGAGGGACAAAGCAGCGAATTTCAACATAATAAATTTCCTTTTACAAAGAGTTTTCAAGATAAGACATTAGTATACTACAAAGGGGATTACAAGTCAACAAGTATTTGTAATCCCCTACGGATTAGAAGGGAATCTCGTCCGTTGGGTTTGTAGCTGTGGGTAGAACAGGGGCGACAACCTCTGGAGCAGGGGTTGCAACCTTGTCGTAGAGGTCGATAAAGGCTGTTTTAGTAGCCGAATCGAAACGATTACAACAGAGTTCTACCGCCTTCTCACGCTTCTTAAAGATAGCGTAAGCACGTACAATGTGGATCATACGACGAGTCGTAATTGTTTCATCCACACCACCATCGGCAAAGGTGCGACGGATAGCGTCAGCCCACTTCACCAATGTCTCTGCGAATTCCTGGTCTTCACAACCGTAGGAAACCATCAGATTCTCGATAATCTTCTGCTCGATCTTTGCAGAAGGATAATCCTGTTCGAACGTCACAGCGAATCGCTCTAAGAATGCTTCGTTCAACACGTTGGTACCAATGTATCGACCATCGTCTGAGCCTTTACCCTTAGTGTTAGCAGTGGCGAACACGTTGAAACCTTCTTTGGGTACGATCATCTCATTCTTCAGTTTGAAGTAGTATGGCTTACCTTCGAGGATGGGTTGTAAGCACAACAGAGTGTTAGCAGAACCAGCATCAATTTCGTCCAACAAGAGAGTCGTACCATTGCGCATAGCAATGAGCACTGGACCTTCGACAATGTTCACGTTGCCGTCTTCCAGAGTTTTAGTACCGATGAGTTGTTCTTCGTCAGTCATCATGTTCAAGTTAACACGGATGAGAGGGCGTTTGTGTTTAGCACAAATTTGCTCGATCATCGTAGACTTACCGTTACCAGTTGGACCACTGATGTAGGCAGGATAGAAGATTTTAGACTTGATGATGTTTTCCAAGTCAGTATAGTTGCCGAATGGCACGAAGTTTGCATCTTTTTTCGGGATGAGCGAGTCTGTATTTGTTAAGTCCACTTGGAATGATTCTTTCACGTCTTCAGTTTTCACTGCGACTGCAGCATTACCATCGATGGCGTACAAGCCACGACCAGCTTTAGTCTTCATAAGCCAGAGAGGGAACTTCTCTGTTTTTAGTTTAGCCATAACTTCCATTAGCTGGGGACGACTTACAACACCCTTCGTTTGCACGTCAGGATACATTGCATGCATCTTAGCCTCAAAAGTCTCACGAAACGCCACATCGGTCTTCGCCATCAAATTCTCCATAATAAACAACCAATCAATAACCTAATTATTACTCAATTCAGGATTAATGTCAAGCAATAACCCCACTAAAAGTAGGGGAATAAATCCCCTGTAAAATCAACAACTTACGCAACGTAGCCGATGAATCGGTTCAAGAGAACACGACTAGTCTTCTTAACGTTCAGGAATTTGCTGAAGTTTCTTGCAATGGCTTTAGCGTTTGCATCACCAGTGACTGTTAACTCACCCTCTTCAATCTTGGTAGATTCTTGGGGGATGATAAAAAGTTCATCACGACCAGTGTTCTTTACCGAAGCAAAACCATCAGCCTTGAATTCCTTGCGCCATGTGTCAACCAACAAGTCTTTGCTGCCAGTAAATTCTGGTAGATTGGAACTGATAACCCATTCCAAATCACGACGAGCATTGCGTGTAACGTAGAAACCAAGCACAACGATGTCGTGACGATCTTTGATCATACGCAGCAGAACCTCTGTTTGTTTGCTAGAAGTTCGGTTGATCTCATATGTCTTCTGAGTACGATCGTCGCGGATGTAATGCTTCAGCTTGATGCGTTTATATGTCGAGCCAACATATTCATTACGAACTTCATGCAGATTACCAGTCTTATGAGAAGTCATCGCGCCACCCTCGCCATCAGTAAGAGTAATCAACGTCATCTTTTCGATGTTGTTGTTCTTGATGTAAGTGCCAAGATTATGGTAGATCCAACCGAGTGCTTCGTTCAATGGAGTGCCACCCATGGAGTAGCCTTTGTTCCAGAAGAACTTAAAGTCTAACACACGTTTACACATAGTGTTGAACTCTGAAGTGGTCATACGATTAGAGAAGATCTCCAACATATGCATAGTGTTCGTGGCATTCGACAGATATGACTCATCAGAAGCAGCACGAGCACGATGTACTTCACGTTGTTTCTCATAGTAAGCATGATTATAGTCACGCTCATTGTATTGAGAAGTGAATGCCAACACACGATATGGAATCTGAGTGCGGTTACAGAACATTGCCAAGTTGATAACTTGTTTCAACGTGTCTTCCATAACGCCAGACATAGAACCTGACCAGTCCAACAAGAAAACCATACCATGGTTTTTACCTTGTGGTAGAACAGTTACACGCTTAAATAGATCGTCTTGCAGCTTGTAGGCGTAGACTTTCTTCATGTCCAAAGAACCAGACTTGGAGATCTGAGCGCGTTTGTAGATCTGCGCAGACTTACGCATCTCAAATTCTTTGACCAAGTAGTTCACAGCGCGTTGAGAGTCAGTCTTGAACTTCTCGAAGCCCGCATCGATTTTATTTTGTTGTTCGATATAGTCTGGACGTTTTTCCAAAGTCTCTTTATCATACCAAGCAAGACCAGTCTTCTCAGAAGTTTCTTTTAGAATCTGTTTGAATGGAATGATAGGATCAGAAACATAAGCATCATCAATCTTATGGTAGAAGTATTGAGTATCAGTGTCTGCCAAGTCTTGCAACTTGTCTTGGAAAGAACGTTCTGTCTTAGACTCCAAGTCGTCATCAGTTACATCTTTCTGTTTGGGAGCAGTACCCTTCTGTTGCTCTTTACCAGCACCACGATCTTCCTGCTCCATATCATCGTCTGAATCTGGATCCCAGTCGTCATCAGTCTCAGCTTCTTCGTCAGCGTCACCTTCTTCGGCACGTTGCTTTGCAGCCTTCTCAGCTTCTTCTTCAGCCTTAGCTTTTGAGTATGCGTAGATGTCCTTAGCCAAGTCGATGATTTCATCGATGGTCTCAGTCTTCTCAGCACGATTAACGAATGGCTTTTCATCTGGATCGAATGTTACACCACATTGGAAACCAGCTTTAAAGTACAAGTTGATTTTGTCGATGAGCAACAACTGGTCAAAATCTTGGACTTGTTTCACACCAAAGAAGTCACGATCGTTCAGTTGTTTGTAGCCTTCGTTCATGCGTTTACGCAGACCTGGATACTTACGCTTGATCATCTTCTCGATACGCACATCTTCCAGTACGTTGAGATAAGACATCATGCTCTTATTTTCGTTGATTGGTTTTAGGTACTCTTCGCCTGTATACAAGGCGTGACCCACTTCGTGACCGATGAGCATATCCTCAATCTCTGGAGTCATATCTTTCCAGACTGGGATCGTCAGTACACGATTCTTAATGTCGAACGATGCAGTGCGTGCACGAGCACGAACCACGTTCAGGTTTTCTGTAGCCAGCAAACGTGCTGACAAGTCACTTGCTTGAATTTCCATTATTAAACCTCAAAGGCTTGCGCCATCTCATAATCAGTTAGGATCTTTTCCAACGACCCACGATCGACCAACCTGAATCCATCGTTCAGTAGATCAAATTCTACCTCATCTTTGAAACCATAGTCAAATGCTAGTGATGCAAGTTCAAAGTCGTTAAAGTCTTTCCACATAGTGGCGATTGTCTGCATCATATATCAATTCCTTCACTTCACAACCATTAGCATAAATTTCGGCACATGCCCGAATCCAAAACATCATTATTTTACCCTCTTTTACAATCAGGTATCTCGAATTCGTAGACATTATTTTACTCCAGTTGGTGATAAAAGGCAAGGGATAAATGACAAAACCCTACACAGGGTAGGGTTATTATTTATGGAAACCAAAAGAGTTACTTTTAGGGAGCAGCAATCACACTGAAGTCATTGCGTTTCTCAAACTTAATCACACTTCTAAACTTGTCAAACAGTTGATCACCTTTGTGAGAGATGACAAAGATGTTGGTGTTGTCACCGAAGCCATTCATCAGGTTCAAGAAATAATCAGTACCAGCTGTGTCGAGGGAAGAGTCGAAAATCTCATCAAGCAACAACAGGTTGGTGTTCACTGAGTTTTTCATCTTAGCAACCTGACGCCATGTGAACAGAATCGCTAAGTCAATACGCATCTTCTCACCTTCAGAGAATGAAGCATAAGTGAAATCATCACGGTGACGCGACTTAACGATCTCATTGAATGCTTCATCTAGCTCGAAGTGGATGTACGCATCCATCGCAGTCAGGTACTTATTAATCAACTTATTCATCACGGGAAGATACTCACGGATGATTGCAGTCTTGATACCAGTGTCTTTCAAAAGAACAGCGGCAACTTCTTCGATGTTACGTTGCTCTTGGAGTTGAGTCTTAGCATTGATTTTATTCATTGCTTCTTGTGCCAACTCTTTCAACTTACGCTTTTCTTCATCAACATTTGTTGTGTCAGCCTTTGCTGCTTCAATCTCTTTTTGCATAGAAGCATTGAGTTTATTCAGCATACTGATTTGAGCATTGTATGTAGAGACAGTGATGTTCTTATCAGTAATTTCTTTTAGGATCTCATTGATGTCATACAGCTGAGTATTCAACTTAGTAAGAACTTTATTCAAGTCTTCTACTCTGGCATTCTCAGCTTCGATCTTATCATTCAACTCTTTAAGTAACGCTTCTTTATGAGAGTCTGGAATGTCTTGTGAGCAGGACGGGCAAACATCGTTCTCATTGAAGAACTCGGTGTGATGTGTACAGTGTTCAACTTTGGCAACGACTTTAGATTTAAGCCCCTTCGCTCTTTCAATGTCGTTATCAATCTCACTCTTTTTCTCAGTGCGTGATTGGAGTGTGGCAATCTCAGCAAGTGCCTGAGCCACCGTAATTTCGCTTCGCTGTATTTCTGAGTTATTACTTTGGATTTTAGAAAGTAAAGATTCAATAGCTTCTGACTTGGCATCTGTAAGAGTTTTAATGAGAAGAGATTGTCCATCAACTTTAGTCTTCGCAGTTGTAATCTCCCCCTCAATCCTCTTGATAGTGTCCTTAGTCTCATTAGCTTTTTCTTTCAAAATCGTATTCATTGTAGAGAAGATACGAATGTCAAGGATGTCTTCGATAACTTCACGTCGTTGCGCAGAAGATAACTGCATGAATGGAACAAAAGAAGCAGAACCCAAAATAACTACTTGAGTGAATGTCTTGTAGTTCAATCGTAGAATCTGTTGCTCGAGAACCTTCTGGTAATCACGACTGGCAGCGTCTTGGTTAACCATCTCGTTATCACACCAGATCTCAAAGACGTTTGGTTTGATACCACGAATGATTTTATACTCTTTGCTGTTGATAGAGAATTCAATTTCAACAACACATCCCTTACCATTGATAGAGTTTACAAGCTGACCCTTGTTGATATTACGAAAGGGTTTGCCGAATAGACCAAAGCACAATGCATCTAAGATTGTGCTTTTACCTTCACCGTTCTTACCGATGATAAGAGTCGTGCTTGATTTGTTCAGTAATACTTTATTGAACGAGCTTCCAGTGGATAGAAAGTTTTTCCACTGGACAGACTTAAATAGAATCATTAAACAACCTCGATGTTAACTGCTTCGGTATATAAACCTTGCATGAATGTCTTAATCTGTTCTTTGTCGACATCAGTTGTAATAGAGTCGATATAATGAGTAAGAACAGAGACAGTATCTTCTAGAGAAATTTCTTCGCCAATTTCGCCTTCGCTGAATTCAGACATATCTTCAACGATCTTAATATCAGCACATCCTTTATTATACAGCTTGGCAATGAATTTGTCAAATTTGTAGAAGTCAGTTTTGTTTAGAACAATTAACTTCACATACATATTCTTCAAGTCAATTACGTCGAGGTCAATCGGCTCGACTTCTTTATCGTCGTACTCGATTCTTTCGAACATTCGATAAGGATTTGGTATGAACTGGAGTCCTCGAGTGTCTGTATCGAACAGGTGGAATCCTCGGGGATCGTTATAGTCCTGCCAAGTAAGTTCATACGGATTTCCGAGATAATGAATATGCTTGTCAGAAGAGCGATGGTGATAATGACCACTGAATACAAGATCAAATTTTTCAAAAATGCTTTTATCAAGTCCATCATGCGATTCCATTCCTCTATACATCGAGAAGCCAGCGATCTCGAAATGTCCCATACAAATTTCTGCTTTAGTGTTCTGCATCATATCAAGTGATTCTTGATAGTTTTCAGGACAGATCCATGGCATCATGCAAATGGATGTACCATCAACAACGATGGTTTCTGGTTCATCAATAACGATAACGTTACTGTATTCTTGTAGAAGTAAGTCTGGAGAGTTTACCTCATTAGTATTTTTGAAATAAGTGTCATGATTACCAGCCAACATATGAACAGTAATGCCACGCTCTTCAAGTTTGTCGAAAAACATTTTCTTAGCTCTGTCGAGGGCATAGAAGTTGACGTACTTGCGTCGATCAAAAGTATCACCGAGAATAAGAACGGTGTCAATACCATTATCATCAATAGTAGGAAAGAATGTATTGTCATAGAACTTTTGGAAGAAGTCTAAAAAAGCGATACTATCATTACGTGCACCAAAATGCATGTCTGTAATAATGGCTACCTTCATGTGCGATCTTCCTTCTTAACCTCATTGTCTGGATATAGTTTAACTTCAATAACACTTTCTCTAGGACATGTCAGAGAAAACTCAGATGCCTCTTGGAATGTTTTGAAAGTTTTAGTGACAACGGTATTGCTACCTGTTGCCATGTAATAACTAACTTTATACATTAGATAAAACCCACCTTTCGGTTTGCTGTTGCAGTTGGTTGATTTTGCTGAACGTGGAACACTTCAGCGATTGAATACTTTTCAGTTTCTTTACCGCGTGGCTTGGCTGGCAGAGAGACATTCAATTTGTCTGCCAATGTTTGTGCTTGTGGGAGAGTCAAGTTATCGAATGTAACGATATCGAAACAACGACCTGGACGAACCAGTGCAGAGTCAATGTCACGGATAGATGGCAGGTTAGTAGAGAAGATCATCTTCTTACCTTTGGTAGTCACAAGACCATCACCAACGTTCAAGAAACGATGCATCATTGTGTTGCCGTCAGAACGAGACTTCAAGAATGCGTCAGAGTCTTCCAACACCATAACACTTGTGTCGTCTTCGATAAAGCGAGCGAACAAATAATCTTTCTCAAGAATAGCTGCATCGTATGTAACCATCGCAGATGATTCAGTGTGAGACAACAGACCACGAATGAATGTAGTCTTACCAGTTCCAGGTGGACCAATCAAAAGGAGAATGTTTGCAGAAGATTCCATGAAGCGATCGTAGTAGTCAGTCAACTTTTCGCCATTGAGGAATGGGTACATCTCGTCAACTGGGAGACGATCACGATTGAGTGGAACGTTGACAGAGTTACCATCGCTGGAGTAGATCCATTCGATGTAAGAAGTTACAATGTCGAACTTACCTGTAACCAAGTCAATGATGTATTCAACAAACACTTCATCACCAAATGCACGTACAGTTGTTGAGTTACTATTCACAGAGTATGTGACATAGTTTAAGTCTTCTTCTTCAACGATGAATCCAGAAGACGCAGAACCTTGCACGAAGAGACAACCTTCAAATTCTTCTTCAGACCATTCAGCCCAAGCCTTACGGTTGGCAAGAACAGTAGTCTCGCGGTGTAAAGTCTGCTTGTTTGCAGCCACTCGTTTCTGTAAGATTTCTGTAGTGATCAAGTCACTGAAATCAGAAACACCCATGAAAACTTTATTATCACTGTTACTCATAAACTCTTTCAAATTTGTCATGTCATCATAATGATCGAACGTATAACCTTTCAACGTTCGCTTAGAACCAGCAGCTGCTCTTACACGATTGCGTCTTGCAGTTCTTGGTCGCCCACCAGCATAACCAGATCGAATCCGATTAAGGAATGAACTTACTTCACTCGGAGTCGCCGCTGGACGGGTTTGTATCGCCTTGGTAGTCATCTACTTCACCTATAAAATCATCTAGAGAGGTTTGCTTCTTTTTAGCTTTTGCAGCCTTCTTTGTAATAAAGGAATCATCGAATGTATGGTTGTTCTGCATAAAGTCGAGATAAGCATTATGGAATTCGCCACCATCGTCTTGGTCTTGCAATTCAAACGCTTCAAACGGCATGTCCTGAATCAGCTTACCCTTAATGTATGATTGCTTCTTCTCTTTAGCAATTCTACGCAAGAAAGCATAGTAAATGATTTGAGTGAAGTAAGCGAAAGGATTGTTTGATTTAGATGGATCGAAGTTATTGATGTACTGTAGACAGTTCTCGATTCCATCTGAAATCATCTCCTCACGATAAGAGTAGTTGATAAAGTTCGGCTTGTACGAAAGGTGATTGGCAATTTTTAGAATACATTCGCCGATGTAGTTGCTAACTTGGGGTGGTGGTAATCCCTTCTCCTTAGCGTCGAGGACTTTAGTTCGATACTCCGAGATTGCCACCAGAAAGTCAGCGTTATTTACGTAGTGTGCCATACATGATATTTTCCTTTGATTAACAAAGCAACAGTAAGTATACCTCTGTAGCAACTGCAAGACAACTTTATCTGCATTGCAATTTAGATTTGCTTATTTAGTTGACTTAGGGCATAATTCACTGTGTTAGGGTTGATGCTGAATAGAGTAACTTAGTTAGTGTCTAGTATCGTTTCCTTCGATATAGATTCCTTCTCCATCTCCTTCTTCTGGTTCGATCTCGTCATCGAGAGCATCCCCGAATGCTTCAACCAGAGCTGCAATCTTTTGCTTCTCTTCTTTAGAAGGTTCTCTTAACTCTACATCATTGTGCTCCTGCACGATTCGTATGTAGTGAGGCACGAACGATGAATGCATCGCTTTTATGAATAACACATTCTTCTTATCTATCAAGTAAGAATCGTCTCTCGAAAACTGGCAGAATGGAGCAGCTGTCACGTGTTCTTTTCCTGTCGCAAAGTTCGGTGTTGTCTTTACAACCATCGGATGCAGCAATTCAATATACGTATCGTCTTCCTCTTGCAAGGCAGACATTACCTGTTCACCACTAGTAAATTTGACTACAACGAAAACTTCTTTTCCAGTTAGCATAGTACTACCTCTACGACTTTCAATTTAAATTCTTCTTCTGCATACGTCTTGTAACGTTCTGCAGCATGGTTCAGCGTATGATTTTTCCAAGACTTCCAATGTAAATCATCGGCAAGGTCATAGAGATTACAATGCGTCTTGCCACTCTTCAATCGCAAGCCACGACCAATAGATTGTAAGTTACGAATCTTAGACTTAGATGGTGATGCGAAAATTACGTTCTCGATCGAAGGAATGTTAATACCAGTAGAGAATGTACCGTATGATGCAACAATAATAGCATCTTCTTCGCTTTCGCAAATATGACGAATTGCTTCGCGATCTGCAGTATCAGTACCACCATAAACAAAGAAAATCTTTCTCTTATTATGGGCTTTGTCTTTGATTAGATCGTATAGAACTTTACCGTGTTTCTCAACATACTGGAATAACACAAGAGTGTTACCACCTGATTTTATAGCCAAGTTACGGATAAAGTTATTACGTTGTTCTTGTCCAACGATAAAATCCATCTCTTCTTGGTATGTGTTATTCTTTCTTACCTTGCGCACTTCATCATTATACTTCAATAAGATACAAGTGATGTTTAGCGTAGCAAGTTTGTTAGAATCCATCAATGCTTTAGTAGTGGTAACTCTATGCACTGGACCAAACATACCTTCAAGAACCAGACGGTGAACCTTCTTGTTATCTAGCGTACCAGTTGTCCCGATACGATAACGAATATTGTCCATCTTTTCCATAACTGTTGTTAAGGATTTTGCTTTGAATTGGTGAGCCTCGTCTCCGAAGATAACATCAAACTGAGCGAACCACGACTTTGGTTGTAGGTATACCGACTGCCAAGTAGTAATCAAGACGCTTGATGTAAAGTCTTTACTGAATCCAGCGTATAACTTTTGACACTTACGGTCAACATCCCATCCATTAGCAGAAGAATAATCTTTAAAGTCTGCGTGTAACTGCTCAACAAGAGATGTTGTTGGCACAATAATGATACACTTACGTTTATTCGCAACGTGGTATCTCATTGTCGTGTAAATGATAAATGACTTTCCAGAAGCAGTCGGAGATAATAGCAGTGTGCGCTCTTGATCGAGAGCAGTCTTTACTGCTTCTATCTGATAGTCTCGAATCTCGATAGGTTGGCCACGACCCATAGGGTTTAGTGACTTGGCGTATGCTTCTACCTGTTCTGCTGTAATACCGTTACGTGTTAGAACTGGAGTTACATACTCTAATTCATATCCGTTACGTGTAGCGAATTCCTCAACGTATGCCACCAAACCGACATACAATGTCTTTCTTATTTGGTCATACAAACGCACCTTACCATCCCACAAACGCGCTCTATATTGTGGAGTGAATTTAGCACCTGGATATTCGTAGGTAAAGAAGTCTGCTAGTTCTTGTTCGATGCTGGCATCAGAAAAGACTCTTACATAAACCTCATCGAGTTTCTCAATCTTAATCATTACATCCCTGCTAGGAACTTCTTCCATTCAACGGCAGTCTTAATTTGCCAGTCTCTGGCTTTAATTTGTCCGAGAATTGATTCCAAAAAGTATATCATTGTTTCAAGGTAGTCGATCTTTACTTTCATTGTGTTAAGATCGCTGTCTCCTGAGAGGAATTCATCCATCTCATTCTTTAGTGGTTTAACACCCTGCCATTGTGGCCAGTCGAGTGCAGTCAACTCTTCACGTGAGAGTTCACCACGATAGTATCTGAATTTGTTTTTGCGTAAGATGTTGTAGTCAGAACTGAACTTTGTATGTTTCAGTTTTACATTGACTAAAAGTTTGACGTACTTAGCGTGTAGCTTTGGTGTAGCGGTGGTAGTCTCACCGAGGTAGTTGTCGTCGATCTCGCAATCAACGTCCCACATTTCTTGTATCTGCTCAATATTCATAATAACTCCATTTTATAAAGCCTAGTGGCTAAACATCAATTACAATAATTTATACCATCCAAATTTAAATGTTACTGATGCAACAACGTAGCTGACATCGTCATTTGTAGAAGCGAATCTCATCGAATCGATAGTAGTTGGAAACACATCATAGAACTGTATAGTCTGGATAGCTTGGTTGTTACTATCTAGGATCTGCAGCGTAGCATCAGAATAGTTCTTTGCTAATTCACCATATGCAGTAGTATCCAATGCATTGTGTGCGATGTATTGATCATAGCTTTCTGGGAATCCAAGAGCGACGATCCAGTTATACATTGTTCTGTAATTAGTCATATTCTCATCAACCAAGAATTGTACTGTCAGTGGATCGTACTGTAACGTATCACCTGGAACTGGTTGCGTTGAGAATGGCGTAGAAAACGCTGGTTCTCCAAGGTTAATCCCTGGAAGAGTTACCTCTTGACAATGGAATGAAATATCAGGTAGCTTAGTGATACTAAACTGAAACCCATTCGGTGACAGAGGACTTAAATTGGAAGGAATAGATGTAGCAATACAATTATTTAGGAATGAAAAAAGGCTCCCGAAGGAGCCTTTAGATTACTACCTATCTTACGATAGGAGTCTAACCGATTACAGCAAGTTAGTAACTTTAACTTTACGGTAGTAGTAGTTTGCGTTCGCAGTCAAATTGTCTTGACCAGAAGTGCCATCATCCAAGTTAACGAATGGGTTAGCAACTAGACCGTAACGAGTCTTGAAACCAATCTTTGGTTGGAAGCTGTTTGGATCAACAGCACGAACCATTTGCAATGGAACGTATGGGCAGTAGAACAAACCAGCGTCGAATGCAGAAGCACCCTTGTAACCAACTACGAAGAATTGGCTGTTAGAAACGTTAGAAGTGTATGGGTCAACATAAACTTTGTACTTACCGTTTAGAACACCAGCGAAAGTAGTAGAAGTGTCATCTACAGTCAATGCGTTCTTACCAGTGATACCAGATTGGTAATCAAGAACACCAGCCATCGCCAATGCAGACGCAACGTCAGCAGAAGTGATGATGATGTTACCACGTCCACGACGTGTTTGTTGACCGATAGCGTTGGCTTCACGTTCGATTTGGAACATTAGACCTTTGAACTTTTCAACAGACCAGCGACCGTTAGAGTCAACGTCCAAGTCGAAAGTACCTTGAGTAGCAGTACCAACTGCAGCACCAACTTTAGCAGTGTTGTAGATTGTACGGATAACTTCACGGTTGATTTCAGCCAAGATTTCTGTAGACAAGATGTTAGACAACTCGCCTTCAGCATCCAAACCATGCACAGACTTCAAGTCTTGTGCCAACTCGATAGAGTATTCAGCCTTCAAAGCACGAGTCTTAGCAACAACAGATGCCTTCTCGATAGAGAATGCCATTTGAGCGAAAGAACCGTCACCAGAACCGCCTTGACCTAAACGCTCAGCAGCTACAGTAGAGATACCACGACCAACTGCATCAGAACCGCCTAGAGCAGAACCAGCAGAAGCGTCAGTACCGTCACCAGAGAAACCAGAGTTAACTTCGTTGAACAATGCTTCAGTACCGTTTTGAGTAGTGTAGCGAGACTTCATAGCGAAGATCAAGCCAGTTGGTTGAGTCATTGGTTGAACACCAGCAACATCATAAGCGATCAATTGTGGCATCGCACGGCGAACCAAAGAGATCAATACTGGATCGAAACCAGCAACACCACCAGTAGCACCGCCACCAACAGTACCGATTTGACCGCCAGTACCGTTTGTAGGAGAACCTTCAAACAATGCTTCGGCTTGCTTAGCCATTTCGCGTTCTTGGTTTTCCAAAAGAACAGCAGTAACTTCCTTACGGTAGTTATCTTTAATTGGGGCAGAACCTTCGTGGTTCAGAACTGGTGCCCACTTTTCCATTAATTGTTGACGTGTTGTCATTTTATATTTCCTTTAAAATTTTTATTTGTTGAGAACTGATAGGTATGCAGACATCTTAGGGTCAACTGTTTTCACAGTAGTACCTTCAGCCAACATCTCTACTGGTGCATCAGTAACCACAGATTGCTCTGCGATTGTTTTTGTTGTGAAGTAATTTTCACGAATAGTCTTCAACTTTTGTTCGAAAGACGCTTCATCTTCGAAAGATAGTTCTTCAACCAAACCTAAGAATTTCTCTTGTTCAGTATCAGTCAAACCTTCAGAGATAGACTTTACCAACTGAGCTTGCTTAGACTCAGACAGGCTCTTAGAAAGAGCGATGTTAGCTTCTAGTTGCTCGTTTAGTTTTGCTTCGAGTTCAGCAACTGTGTTTTCCATTTCACCAAGAACGTCGTAACGCTCTTCTGGAATTTCAACATAGTGTTCTTCGAATAGGTCTTTCATACCAAGGATAAAACTCTCCATGATTTCAGACTTCATACCACGCTCAAGGGCGATTTCATTCTGTGCAATCCACTGCTCGGCAATATAGCCAAGGTATCCATCAACTTGTTCAACAATTCCCTGTGTATTCTGCTCAACTTGCTCAGCAAGTTGAGCTTCGAATTCTTCTTCGATACGTGCTAGCTCTTCAGCAACACGTGTAGTGACAGCAGCTTCGAAAATGGTAGTCGCTTTTTCGCGGAACTCTTCAGAGAGTTCTTCACCATTCATAAGTGCGTCGATATCTTCTTTAACGCCTTTAACGGCATTACCTTTACGTACTGGAGATTGGTCACCATTCTTTGGATTCGCAGAACCCTCTGGTGCCTTCTCAGCATCTTTTTCATCTTCTACGTTATTGCGTGCGCTGTCTGGGTTAGCAGCAGGTGATTGTGCTGGAACAGCATCACCTTGACGAATAACTGATTGATCGCCAGCATGTGCATTACCAGTAGTAGAATCACTACCACCTTCTTTGCCTGCAAACTTAGCTTCATTTAACTTTTTAGATTCTGCCAAAATTTCGGCAATTTTTTGTTCGATTGACATCGTTTTCTCCTGTAACTGGATAGTTCTGTTATTTATTTATTATTTATCTGATTTTACTCAGAAAGTGTTGGAAAGCCTGAATCTTTGCTTCCTCTAGGTTTCTAGAAGAAGTTCTCTTAACGAAAGATCTTACCTCTTCGATATTTTGTTCCACAAACTTTCCATCAACAAAAATCCACTCTTTGCCCTCCATAATACCACGAACGAATGCGTCAGGGGCAGATGGGTCTGCTACAATATCAGCAGCAGTAGATAACATAAAGTCATCTTGAACAACGTTGATTCCCTCATTATTCATTTTGAGAGAACCCATGGCTCTTGAAGAAACACCAAGATTTGCACCACCGTCTAATAGACCACGAGCAATTTGTCCCATTGGAGTTTCTAAAATCTTTGCTTTACCGATCCAGTTAGTACCTTCTTTACGAAGATCAACGATCAGGTGAGACACACGATCCAAATTGATGGATGGAGTATCTGGGTGTCCTAGTTCACCGTATGCACGGTTAGATTGAACAGATTCTTTAAGGTAACGACCAACTTCACGATCCATGATACCTTCTTGGTACATGCGCTTGTTGCGGTTAACAATATTTGATTGTAGAAAAACACCTTCAATAAAGTATTGTTTACCTTTACCTAATTTCTCTTCAACAATAAGTTTAGTCTCTTCGACTGTTTCTCTAATCAGCTTCATATTTAAACCTTATCTGGAGAACCATTTAGTGTGGTAGAAGCACCAACACGGCTTTCGTCGTCGTAAGCACCGTATGTAACAGTCTCAACTTTAGTGTCCCATCCAGCGACTTTACGTAGAACCAAATAACCAGTGACGGCTTTAGCTACATCATTTGTTACAACAATGTCTGCTGTGTTGTTAGTATTATCAGAAATGCCGATGGAGTTTAGGTCTAACATTGGAGCGTTTTCTGGAGCACATGCGATAATGTTTTTACCGTCACGAACAATACGGAGACCAGCTCCAAGTTCGCCTGTAGAAACAAACTTAACGATATTAACCTTCGGAGTACCACCAACTGTCAACGCTTGAGTAGCAGCACCCAATGTGTTAAGAGCCAACGTACCAGACTCAGCCGCGACTGTGTCGAAGTGTACGATAACTTCTTGGTTTGTATTTTTAACTGTTGTGAAAATTACAGCCATCTTTATTCCTCTATTTGTTCAAGCACAGATAGAAAGTTCTCTTTGGACTCTCTCATGTACTCAATAATCTCTGTTTGATTACCTAATAACTTATTTAGGCGTTCTTGCGTTTGCTCGCTAATTGCTACAATGCTATCATCAGCAAGCACATAATGCAGTTTACCTTCAACAATTCTATCAAGTTTATTCAGAGCACGAATGTCTTGAACAACTGGGTCAACACTGAACATATTGGAAGAAGCAAGTTGGATATATGTTTCGATTAACGTATCTGTGACTTTAACATCGTGGTATTCTTTAATGATACTAGCGACTTTAGCGTCTGATATTTCTTCGTATAGTTCTTTTGAGACTTGTTCTTCTATCTTTTGCGCAGTGTATTCTTGTTTAACGTCGAGCCTTGCTTCTTCCAAAGACTTGAACTTTGTTGGTTCACCATCAATTGTTACAGTACCGTCAACCATTTCAATTAGGCGACCATATGAGCGGAGAACTTCTCCGCTGTGTAGTTTACTGGTGAACTCGTTGTAATTCATTTTTTAGATTGTTCTGGGTGTTTAGCGTAGTATGCACCAAGAGCCATCTTGATACGTTCTTTCTTAGACTTACCTTCGAAGCGAGGGTCATCGCTATGAACGAAGTCTTTGATAACTGCGCTAGTTGGAGTCTTAGCAGTAATAACTTCATCCAACTGTTCTTCAGTCATTGTTTCAACAGACTCAGCAGTGATCATTGGATCTGATACTTCAGTTGGAACAGATACGAACATATTCTGTGCCACTGTAACACGCATATCGTCTAGCTTAGCAGAAATCTTTTCTGCCATTGCAGCTTGGAATGCACCCTCTAAAGCAACTGCATCTTTCTGAAGCATTGCTGTTACTAATTGTTGTGTAGTTTCACTCATTTCATTTTCCTTTCGGTTTATCTTCTGGTTCAGGTGGTTGATTATCATCCATCTGTGGAGCATTGTAAGCCATATAATTATCGCTAGCAGCTTGTCCAACAGCAGCCAATGTGCCATCGAACTGAGCATTAGCCATATGGTAATCTTCTTCAGCGTCCATTTGTTTCTGCATCTCAGCGATGAGTTCTTCATCTTGGAACAGAATGTTTTCTTTGATCCATTGCATAGAGTAGAACTTACCAATGTATGGTTCTACTTGTTGTAGAGCACCAAGACGAGCCATAAGGATTTCATTATCCTTTAGTTCAGCATAATGGTTATCTTCAACGAAGTCATAACGGATGTCTTGTTTGATGTCTTCCCATTCATCGGCGCGAATAATATTCTTTGCAATCATCTGAACACGTAATGCATCTGTGAACAGATTAGCAAAGTGTTTACGTAGACGAGCAACGAACTTATGGAACTTAATCTCATCACGAGAGATTTCAGTTGCACGACCGATTGAGAACCCTTGTTGTTCTTGCATACGACCAACAGGTACGTTCAATGCGTGGAACAATTTGTTCTGGAAGTATTCGATGTCTTGAATGTCGCCGAGATTCTGACCACCTGGAAGTGTAGTAATCTCAGTACCCTTACCACCTTCACGACGTGGCATCCAGAAGTCTTCCATCATTGACATATGCTTACGGTCATCACGAACTTCACCAGTAGTAGCATCGTAAACTATCTTATTACGGAACTTGTTCATAATGTCAGTTACATACTGTTCGGCTTTAACCTTAGGTAAGTTACCAACGTCAATGTAGAAAATTCTACGTTCAGGGGCACGACTAATACGATAGATGACCATAGAGTCTTCGATCATCTTTAGTTGGTTTACTGGCTTGATTGCTTTGTGTAGGTATGACAACATCATACCAGTGTTAGCATCTAGGTAACCAGAAGGAGCATAAACTACTGAGTCGAGGGATAACTTAACACCCTGTGTAGTTTGCTCTGTAATTCCTTTGTCATTGAACAGATAGTACTCTTCGATCTGCTTAATGATTTCAACACCCTTAGGAGAGCGTTCTTTAATAACGTTCTTGATGCGACGAATCTTGCGTGGATCAATGTAACGTAATTCTGCGATACCGTTCTTTGGATTCTTTTCATCCAAAAGGATCTGATAGTAGAGGCGACCATCAACGTACCAAGTACGGAATAGATCGTGTCCACGGAAATCTAGTTTGATAAGTTTCAACACAGTTTCGAACTCATCACGCATCTTCTTCTTGATAGATTCAGATACTTCTACATCGTCTAAATTGATGTTTACAGACTTACCTTTTTCATCAACGATAATTGCTTCGTTTACGATGTCTTCAATAGCTGAATCACAATCGCTGTACTGAGCAACTTCACGATAACGACGAATGAGGTCATTTTCATTCTTAATGACCCCATCCAAGTCCATAACCATACCATAGTAACCACCAGCATTAACACCAGTGTTTACTACAGTTGAGCCATCTCCTGCCGAAGGAGAGACAACGCTCCCGATCGGCAGTTCTTTTTTACGGCTTATTTCAAACCCAAAAAATTGCATTATATAACCTTCAGTTTATTATAGAGGGATAGAGCCAACTGGAGTATCAACGCTAACGTTAACACCGAATCCAGAAGAAGCACCAGTAGCAGAAGTGAAGAAGTTGTATGTGAATTCCACATCAAACTGTTCAATTGCGTTTTGTTGCTCGTAGTCTAAACCGATAGCACCGATAGCTGTAGGGAAAGCATCAACGAACTTGTAAGTCTTAATGATGCCACCGTTACGATCTAGTTGGTGGATTTGCAAGTCAACTTGATAGTCAGAAGGATTAACACGACCGTTAGTAGTGTCATAGTTCTGGATACCAGATTGCCATTGTTCTAATGCGTTACGAATACCAAAAGTAGTATCGTTATAGATTGTTACAGTCCATGGTTGGAATGTACGTTCACCAGCAAAGTTAACTGGGCGTCCCTTAAACAAGACTGGAATAGTCTCGATAGTTGACGCAGGTAGTTGAGCAGCCTTACACAAGAACTGTGCACGTTGTCCAGCTACCGCACCCAATGTAACGAAGGATGGGAATGTTAGTTCGGCACGGAATTGGTTAGGGCGAGCGCCCCCGCCAATCATCTGTGACTTAAAATCAGCAATATTTGCCATTTAAATTCTCCTTATTCTTTCTTATTTATTCTCTAATTAAGCACCTAATTCGCTGAAGCTAATGCTAGAACGAGCAGCCACGAAGTTTAGAGTAATAAAGTTGATAGAACGGTTTGGCTTAACGAAGATGTCAGCAACAAAGTTGTTAGAGTCAATTACTTGACCAGTGTTGTTAGACTCATCGCACTTAACAGCGAAATCTGTAATACCACGACGACCTTGAATGTCACGTAGGAATGGCTCGATCAAGTTCTTGAACTGAGCGCGAGTGAATGGATCGTTGAATTCGAACAATTGATACTTAGCAGCAGTAGCGATAGCTTTTTCCATAACAATGAACAAGCGACGAACGTTGATACGATCGAAAGCAGATGGCTTAGCCAACAATGTCTTGTCACCGAATAGAACAGTACCTTCTCCTGGGAATGTAACGATTGGGTTTACACCAGCTTTGTACAGGATATCGCGATCTGCTTTAGTTGGATTGTGAGCCAACTTAACAACGTTCTTGATTTGACCACGGTTTAGACCAGATGGAGAGAACCATGGGTCGTTAGTGTAATCAGTGCGTGCACATAGACCAGCAGTGTCACCGTTCAATGGGATCCAACGATACTTATCGTTGTAACGGTCATATTGGTACTTGAAGCCAGAGTCAAGAACAGCATAAGAAGTGCTTGGTAGAGCATTACGGTATGCAACAATCTTGTCAGTAGCGTTAGAACCTGTACCGATGATTGGTTCACCAGTAGAAACGTTTTCTGCAGAAGCAAATACAACGCAGTCCAAACGAACTTCAGCAACGTTACTGATAACGTAGTCAACAACAGCAGCAGAAGCCTTACCCATTGGAATCAATGATACGTCATATTGAGCATCATCAGCAAACAAAGAGTAAGCAGTCATCAATTGGCCATCAGTAGCAGTAAGGTTATCTACACCACCAGATAGTGAACGAGTAACAGCAGAGCCAAGAGTAGCAAAAGTTGTAGACTGAGCAGCAGCACCCCAGTTAGTGCCACCAACAGGGTGATCCATCCAGTAGATGTATTCAGAGTTTGTGTTGATAACGTTCTTGTAGTAGTTATTTGTACCGTCAGACTTCTTAGCATCAGATGCCTTAGAAGCAAACGCAAATTTTTCTAGAACAGTTCCTGGAATACCAGTCCATGCGCCACCTTCGTCAACAACGATAACGTGAACTTCATCATTAGTACCATTAACATTAGCAGCGTATGTAGATGTGCTTGGAGCAGCATCGAAGTTAGATTTATAAGCAACATTCCATGCAGTCCAAGTAGCTGAGTCAACGATAGAAACTGCAATAGAGTTACCTAAAGTTCCTGGGAAACGAGCAGCAAATTCACCAACAACACCTTCACCATTAGAGAAAGATTGTAGGTAAACGTCAGAGTTGTTAATCTTAACACCACCGACTGTAATTTCAGCAGTAGCAGTAGCAGTTGTTCCAGAATCTGGATCAGCCACAGTAACTGTTGGAGCAGAAGTGTAACCAGTACCAGATTCGTTGATAACGATACCAGTAACAGTAGAAGCAGAGATAGAAACAGATCCTACAGTAGCACCTGCACCAGTAGCAGAAACGATCTGAACTGTTGGAGCAGAAGTGTAACCAGAACCAGCTGTATCGATAACGATAGCAGTAATAGCGCCACCAGAGATAGTTGCGTGAGCAGTAGCAGTAGTACCACCAGCAACTTGTGGAGCAGAGATGTTTACTGTAGCTGAAGCATAGTTAGCGCCACCACCAGAAACAGCGATACCAGTAACGCCACCACCAGAAAGACGAGCAGTACCAGTAGCTTGAATGCCACCAGCAATGTCTGGAGCAGAGAATGCTACTTCTGGAATAGAAGTATAACCAGAACCTTGGTTGCCTACAGAGACACCAGTAACAGTACCAGTTTGAGTTGCAACAGCGTTACGTTGTGTAGCAGTGTCAGCACGGCTAACTAATAGGCTATTTGTATAAGACAGGAAGTTTGCTGCAGTAAAGAAAGATTGGGCATTGGCGTCTTGTGGCTTACCGAATAGACGAACTAATTCGTTCTCGGAAGTGACAGATGTAGGAGCCAAAACTGGACCCCAAGCAAACGCACCAGCAAAAGCTCCACGTGAGCTAGACACGGCTGGAACGATTGATGAAAAATCTTTTTCTACGACTGCAACGCCTGGAGATAATTGGAAAGGCATTGTAATTCTCCTTGTTAATAAGTTTTTACTTTAGACAGAAAATCGTGTCTACATTTTATTTAGTTTTTACAAGTTTTCAACTCAGAAATTCAATGGCTCGGCATCGCCGTCTCCATTATCATAGAATCCGAATGGCGTCAGTTCCTCTTCGATAGCTTGCATTTGTTTCTTATACATAATTTCGCGGAGGTTTACATTATTTAGCTCTTTGAAATATGGGTTAGTTGTGAGCCAACCAAAGAGAACCAAGGGCATTACCAAGTCATCGTGATAACCTTCGTCTGCTGCATATGACCCCTTAACCTCAATAAACGTGGAGATCTCAGAGATTGTATCAGCATCGTTGACAATCAGCTTATTTTCTTCGACCATCGCTTTGAAGTTGTGACATCCAATGCGTTTGACCTTTTTGTCAGTGTTCACACCCAGTTGAGTTTTACCTCCACCGAAGCCACCACCGATATATTGACCATTTGTTTGACGGTTGACCATTAGAATGTTCTCGTATTCGAGTTCACTATAAAGGATGTGAGCAACCTGTTCACTAATGTTCGTTTCAATTAAGATATATGCCTCATTGTATTCCTTACCAATCTTGTATAAAACGTTAGGATACAATAGGGGACTAATCTCGTTATTTCTATACTTACCAACAATTCGGTAAGGTACTTCTGTGATGTCGATAATCTGGAAGGCAGAGTGGTCTCCACCAACACCCTTAGCAACGTCAGCAATAATACAGTATACGTGTCCAGCAGATGGACGAACGTAAATATCTAGACCATCTTTCTGATAGATGATTGGGTCTACAGACATTTTAGCGATAACATCGGCGTTAACCAGTGTTAAGCTAGAACCCAAGAACTTACATACAACCTCTTGATTGTACTTGAGTTCACCGAGCATAGCCTTTTGTTCAGCTGCCCACTTCTCATCACGACCTGGAATTTCCCAGTAAGGAATGAATAGTGGTACGAATCCGTTACGTCCATTCTCAGCATCATTCCAGAATTTCCAGAAGTGATTGTAACCAAGTGGCGTAGAAGATAAAAGAATCTTTGTTGTTTGACCCGCAGAAATAGTAGGGTAAACAGAAGTAAAGAACTGTTCAGCAACAGTGTTTGGAATAATCGCAGCTTCGTCAACGTACAATAAGTTTACAGACTTACCACGAATACCAGAAGCAGACGTCGCTGCAGTGAATACCTTAGAGCCGTTCTCTAATTCGATGTCACCTTTGTTCCAAGTTGTAACACCTTGTTGCAACCACATTGGAAGAGCCTCGTACATAGTCTGATAACGATCCAATACTTCACGTGCAGCAGTGGCTTTGTTAGCCAAAATCGCTACATTTTTGTTTGATTGGAATAGAGTGTACCAGAGAATGTAGGCGGCAGAAGTAGTAGTCTTACCCTGTTGACGCCCTTCCATAAGAATAACACGACGGTTATTATGGATGACATTGATTTTGTTTTTCTGACAATCATATAATGCAAACTTAATAAGACCATGGTCAAGAGAAACGATATAGCAGTAGTTCTCAATAAAGTAGATCGGGTCTTGAGAACACTTGATATACTCTTGAACCTGTTCAGGAGTAAATTGTACCTGAACACCAGCTGCCTTTAAGTTCGCGTTTGAATTATAATTTTCTGCCATTAGAAATTGTTCATCCAGCTCTCGTTGGATACTGTTACTGTAGTTGCGTCACCCTGTGCGGTATATACTCTATTCGGAGCATTAAAGTTCTCGTTCTGACCAATGTTAGCATTAACCTGAGTGATGACGTTTTTATCAGAGATTGGACCATATAGGTTCATCTTCAATTGGAAATTCAAAGTGTGTATGACAAAACGACGATCTTGAAAAGATCCATCATAGTTATCTTCAACTTGAACGCTCTGTAAAACGATAGGCACATCAGATTGAATGCCCATCTCTGGGATAGAATTGATTGTTAGAGTATACTCAGGTGTGAACGTTGGAAGAATTTGTTCCAAAATCTGTAGACCATCTTCTTGAGTCTTGGTTAAGATATACAAAGACATATCAAGATTGTAAGGTACTGGAGTATACACAGTCGGTTGAGATGTGCCAGTGCCAGATTTAACTTGCTGCATACGATTAGTCTTACGAGAAGGGTCGTAGTTATAGCCAGTAATCTCGAACGACATTCTTGGTAGAGTCGTGTAAGTATTATTCTCTAGGTTCGGATCCCCATCTAAACGAACAATCCATTTTTCTTTTGGAGCGTATGCTAATGGAATCTGTAAACGCTGTGCAGTCTGACCAGTAACAGAATCACCTTGTTTGCGATCGATATAGATGTCACTGAATAGTCGTCCGAAAGCGACAATGCTTTTACGAATGATGCCGTGATAGTAGATATTTCCGTTAAGCATTATTTAATCTCACCGAATGGATTGGTTTCATCGAAGTTTATTACCGAAGCAGCTTCTTCTTTAAAGCTGTTGTTATCTCCATATGAGCTAGGTACATCGATGTTAGCTTGGATAATAGCAGTAGCTGCTGCTCCAATACCATCACCAACAATGTCTAATACAGGAGGTGTCTGGTAATGATTGCCTACATTCTGAATAGTGATACTTGTTATCTGCCCATTGCTAATAACTGGTGTTAATACTGCTCCATATCCAGAACTACTTGTTGTATTAACAGTTGCATTGGTATAACCAGACCCATTTGAAGTCATAACAATCTGAGTAATCTGACCATTAGGGTTTCTTGTTGTATTTGTGTTGAATGTCTTTAGTGACTCGAACGTGTCAATAGCAGGGATACCAGTATCAATAGCTTCAGAAGCATACTGGAACAATTCAATTTGTAGCTTGTAAACATACAGCTTACCCAACTGATAGAATGGGTCTTGGTGTTGTACGAATTTGATTTCGAACAAACCTTTTGATAGTGGGAAATAGATTAAGTCACCTTCGTTCGGACGAGAAGGTACAGTTGTTACACCGTAGCGACCAACAAATTGTTCCCAACGACGACGAGCAACAACCAACGTGGCAGACTGTTCGACCATTAAACCAAACTTCTGGATGAATGCACCTTGTCCACCGAAAGAGTCGACGTTCTCGAAATACATCTCAATAGGGAATGCAGACTTGAATTCTGATAGGCGGTCTTCACCAAGAATCTCGTCTTTTGAAACTAATGTTCTTGGAATGTACATAACCTCGTTGCCGTATATACGTAACGATTCAATAATCAGGTCTTCGACTAGAGACTGTTCGCCTCTAGTGCCCTGTGTGAAATAAACATTAGTTGTTGACATCTTAGCCCATCATAAAGTTTAATGGCGCAGACTTGTTTTGCAATTCGTCTTCTAGTTGAGCGATCTCAGTTGTAGCTTCAAGATATAGTTTATCGCCATCCAATGTAACACCACCTGGAAGTTGGATACCAGAAAACTTCTTAATGTTTACAGCCCACTGTTTCTTAATCAAAGCAATAACATAACGCTTTAACCAAGCCTCATTCCAGATCTTAGACCATTGGGCGGGATCCATTGCTCGGTAGCATTTGATAATGATGTAATCTCCAAACTGTACATCAGACTGCCAGTTAATATCGAGATACATACGGTCTTGTAGACGGTTGAATCGGAAATTGTTCTTACCGTTTAGAGTCCAGTCTAGCAAGTCCAAGTGTTGCATAACTGTTGTGTAGTAAATGATAGATGTAGATGTTAAATCATACAAGTCATTCAAACGCAACTGGTACTGTAAGTCGAAAATGTTCTTAGAAGATGATGCTTGTCCGATAGAAAGTACATCAGTAATACCATAGACATAGTCTGGGATATTGATGTAACGATTATCATATTCACGTGGAGTGATAGAAACTGTAGTTGCAGTCACTGTTGTGCCGTGGATAGCTTCACCTGGAATAAATGTACCAACGATGTTCTTAACTAGCAATAGAGTGCCAGCAGACATACGTTGTGATTCGCGAGTTACGGTAGCTTTAGCTCCAGAAGTAGCGCCAGTGATATGTTCTTCTAATTTAAACTGACTTGCGACTGGGTCAGTTAGAACGATCTCAGAAGCACGAATCTGCTGCTTTAGATAAATCTCTTCAACACCTTCGTAATGGTACAGACGCCAGTAATCCAGAGCTTCGTCAATACGATCTTCGATCTGGTCATCGTCCACGTTGATTTCGAGAACAGGAGCACCGAGTGCTCTCAAAGCATACTGCTTTAGTGATTCTCGTGATGTTGGAATTGCCATATTAGTTTCCTAGCTTAGCTTTTAATTCTTCGATTTGTTTTTGTTGTTCTTTGATAGCTTCAATCAACAATGGTACAATACGATCGTACTGAACTGTCATATACTGTGGGTCGATAGGAGCTGGAGCAATAACTTCAGGTAATACTGCTTTAACTTGTTGCGCTGAAACCCCGACTTGCTGGATAGAAGCATCATATCCTAAAGCAACAGCAGTTTCGTTCGCGTGGTAATGGAAACCATCTAGAGAAAGAACTTTCTCTAGAGCGTTTTCGATCAAACCAGTACGGGTCTTTAGACGATCATCTGAGAAGTAAGCAGCAATAGTAGTTGTTGCTGTAATGTTACCAGTAACTGTTAGTGTACCAGTAATAGTTGGAGAAGCAGACAAAACTACGCTACCGCTACCAGTAGATGTAGTTGTACCAGTGCCGCCGTTAGCAACAGGTAATGTACCAGTAACACCAGTAGTTAGTGGAAGACCAGTACAGCTAGTCAACGTACCAGAAGATGGTGTGCCAAGAACAGGAGTTGTGAGTACTGGGCTAGTTAATGTTTTGTTTGTTAATGTATCAGTGGTAGCTTTACCAACTAATGTATCAGTTGCTGCTGGTAAAGTCAGAGTACCAGAAGCAGCAGCTGTTGCAATCAAACGAGTAGTACCAGAAGTAGAACCTGCAAAGTCGATTGGAGTGTTAGTTAATAGACGTGTATAGTTCCAACCACCTTGTTTAGCTGCTGCAGTGCCTGCTGCATTTTCGGCAAAGAATTCCAATTCGCCGTTAGATGCACCAGCAGATGTTTCTGCACGAATATATGTAAATTTGTCTACAGAAGAAACACCGCCAAGAGAAGACCACGCACCTGACGCATAACCTTCAAAACCAACAGTATCAGTATTGTAACGAACCATACCAACAGCTGGAGTCGCTGGGCGCTGAGCAGTAGTACCTACTGGGAGTGTCCAGTTACTATTGCCAGTTGCAGTTAAAATATCTAGACCACCAATAGAAGTAGCAGTAGCACCAAGTGCGACTGTAGTAGAACCAATAGTAACTGCACCAGCTGCCCAAGTAGGAGCATAACCAGCACCAGCCGACTTCAAGAATGTGCCAGCAGCACCAGCAGTAATGAACGTAGTTAGGGATGTATCTGATTGAATAACTAACTGTCCAGCAGAACCACCAGCAATGTTAGTAGCAGTAGCAGCAAGAGCAGATGTACCAGCAGAGATAGAAGAAGCTGACACCCAAGTTGGAGAGTTAGTACCACCAGATACTAGAATCTGACCAGAAGTACCAGCTGCAGTTAATGCCAAACCAGAAGCACCAGAGTATGCAACAGCACCAGCTACTGCAGAAAGAGCAGAACCAGTACCACCGTACCCTAAACCAACAGCAGAACCCTGCCAAACAGAACCTGTACTGAATGTTTTATTCAGTGCTGTTTGCGCAGAGATGTTGTTAAGCATGGTAGCACCGCCACCAGCTGTAGTACCGTCGTGTAGACGGATGGTTTTAAGATCGGTATCAACAGAAATTTCACCAGCTGCGCCAGTGAACGCATTGTTCTGTGTTGTTGTACCTCGTCTAAATTGTACTTGTGTTGACATAGTTTTCCTCTAATTCGATATATTTAGGCTTGTGCTTCAGACCAGAACAAGTTTACGTTAACGTTCGAAGCACTACCACTCGAAGCGATGTTCTTAACAACAACAGCTAAAACGTCTGGACCATCTGGATAGTTTGAGTAACCACCGATGGCAGAGTTTGTTAATTCCTTCAAGTTCTTCAAGTCAATCTCAGCGAAACCAGCTGGCTGACCAAGTGTTGAGAAGTTTTGCTCACCTGGAGTTGCTGCAGTAGTAGTACTCGTAGAAATCTGAGCAAATGATGGTTGAGAACCAAGTGCTGCTGTGTTAACAGCTTGCCAAGTTAGTGTTGATGCGTCAATGTTACCTGGATTCAAGATACCATATACCTGAACAGGCACGTCTGATTGAATCTGTAAGTTTTGTAGCAGTAACTGCGAACGGTTAATTAAGTCACGGTCTCCGAACGCGCCAGCAATTGAGTTTGATACAGATGGAGCTAAACGCAAGAAGAATGCAGTTTTAGACTGTCCACCAGCAAGTGTAATACCTGTTGCAGCGTAGTTGAAGTAGTAACCACGATCTGAGTCAAAGTTACCGTCCATAATATAAGAAGAACCCCAGTGGTTAACAACGGGAGAGCAAGTACAGCTGATTAAAGTTACAGCGTTGTATCCGTTACCAACAGCATGGACTGCAGCAGAACCAGCAGTAAATGTCTTATTAGAACCACCAACGAACATCGTAAATGACGCGCCACGTGTAAGACCTGTTAGTGTATTGCCAGACTTACCTGTATACGCAATACACTCGTTTTCTACCATAACTACACCACCAGTAGAAGGGAAACGTGTAGCATCTACCAGATCCATACTTGTAGCAGTATTAGTCATTGAGTTAGCTAGACGATCACGAGCAGATTCATTGATAGCTTGGTAACGCACAGCAGAGTTACCTGAACGCATATACGCTTCATCGTTCACGTTGTTTTGTTTCATACGATGAACAAGAATCATATTACCGTCACCACCACGACACATAAAGTCGATGAAACCAGCACCATACCAAGAGAATGAGATACCAAGCATCTGCATCTTGTTTAGGTTAATGTTGTAACCAGAAATACCAGTACCATCAATCTTATCGATGTTAAACTGAGACTGTGGAATACGTTGGTCTAGAACTTGAGCAATTTTAATACCAGATGCGTTGTTAACACCACGATATTCTGGATTAACTGTCATAGTAGTATCATCAGTGATAGAACCAACGCGATAAGTCATACCACGAATAACGATAGAATCTCCAACCTTTAGCTGTTGCGTGAATCGTGTAGAAGTACCAGTAATAGCTTGAGAACCAGCAGTTGCAGTAATAAAGCCAGACAACTGGTATGTTGCAGAACGTTTAACAACAGCAAGTTCTTGTCCGTCGAATTCCCAGAATAATCCGTTTTGATCATCGAATGGACCGCAACGAGTAGTTGCTCCAATCCAGTTTTTAACAGTTACACGTGGTAAGTTAGTAATAACAGCTGCAGTTCCACCAAGTGTAGTAGTCGCAGCAACAGTAAATGTAGATTCGTTTGTGATACCAGTAACACCGTATGTACCATTATAACCAGAAGTTACAACACCAGCAATCTGAACAGTAGCACCAACCTGAAGACCATGGTCAATTTCAGTAGATACTGTAATAACAGAACCAACAGTTGTACCTGATGCAGAGATCTGGTCTAGGTTTAGAACTGGGTTAAACAAAACACCAGAAGTCCAGAGAATACCTTTACCAGACTGGTAACGCATATACTTCTTAGTCTGACGAGAGACAGAAGCACCATGTGATGGTAGGAATGTGCCAATGTTAACACCCCCGTCAAATGGACGATGTTGAACGTAAGCGTCTGAACGAGTATAAGTTTTAGCTACAATAGCAGAGTTAGCGACTGCTCCACCAACTCGAGCAGTAAATGTAAATGTCGTTGGAGATGGAACAGTTTCGATAAAGAAGTTACCACCCATTAGTGTGTGGTTAGTGCCAACAGATGTTACAACGTTAACGATAGGAGCACCTGGAACTAAACCATGGGGTGCGGAACAAGTCACTGTAATTTTAGATGGAGAGTTAGCATCAGAAACATATCCAGTAATTGGAAGTTCAGCTCCAGCATAGAAACCACCACGACGAGCATATGTTGATTGGTTGTAAACAGAAGTGCCGTTTACACCAACGATACCCTTGGCGAAGAATGTAAATGTGACTGTATCTGGAACAGTAGCTACAACGAAAGCACCTTCAGCACGAGCAGCATTAGAAACACCAGCAGTACCGAAGATAATAACTGGCTGCGCTACGGCAAGACCATGAGGTTGTGAACAAGTCACAGTCATAACAGATGGGTTACCACCGTCTGATGTGATGTTAGATACGAACAAGTCAAGACCTGGTTTTTCGTAAATACCTGGAATTCCGCGGATGTCAGAGTAGTTCTGCCACTTAGTTGGCTGTAGACCATATTCAAAGTCAGCGTCAATCAATGACTGTGGTTGAGCAACGCGCATACGTTCAATAGCATCGACGCCGAATGCATAAGGACGAATAATGTTACCGACTTGTTTTGGAGCATCAGTATAGATCGCAATCTTATCTGTGCTAAGCATAGTAGAAGTATCAGCTGCGAATGTTACAGTTGAAACTCCAGGCTGTTCTGAGTAGAACGTAGTGATGTCGCTTGGATCGTATACGATTGAACCATTCTTAGTAGGGTCACCAATCGCATAGATGTTTGTTTGTTGTGTCTTGTTCGCAATAATCAATAGTTGAGTCAGATCAACTTTTCCAGGAAACTTGAGTGTACCTTGTCCTGCTGCGTTAGGGGAGAATATGTATTTTTCAATTAACTGACGTGCCATGTTATATCCTTAGAAACCAAAAATAATAGAATAACCAAGATAGTCTGATTTGACTGATTGGTCAATGTTGTTTAACGAGATAATACCCGTAAAGCTCAATACACCTAAGTCGTAGATGTTACTAGAAACCTCAGTCAATAAACCAAGATTTTCTGATACTGTGACGTTTGAATCTGCAACAGAACCCAAGTCTGATTGAGATGTAGCGAAAACAGCAGATGCCACAACAGCATTTGAATCGGCGTTAATCCAATTAGAGCCAGTGTAAGTTAATACTTGTTGTGGTTGTGGGTTAACCAGAGCGACATCGTCTAGGTTAACAATTGTATTTGATTCCCACTTAACCCCAGTACCTGTAGAAGTTAAATGTTGGCCAATAGTGCCAGTCGTGGAGTTTGCTGTTAATGTGCCAGTCAACGTTAAGTTGTCGGCAGTAGCACTATTAAGAGAAGGGGATGTGAGAGTTTTATTAGTTAGAGTCTCAGTAGCTGAAGAAGAACCGAGATAACTTATTTGATTAGAAGAATTCTTGAAATACAGTTTACCATCAGCATAGTTTAATGCCAATTCACCGTAAGCCAAATCAGTCGTCAGTGGAACTTTTGCGCCAACTGATGACTTTTTGAGTATGATAGTATTACTCATCCATCTTCCTAAAAAGGTTAAAGCTGGGGTAAAAACCCCAGCGAACTAATTGTATTTAGTCAGTATTAATAAGTGCCGCCGTCAATGTTGAAACCATCTAGAGTAGATGTTCCAGCACCAGCACCAGTGATATTACCATAAGCAGTAATAGTACCAGTAGCACTCAATGTTGTAAACGCACCAGAAGAAGCAGTAGAAGCTCCGATTGGAGTGTTATTGACAGATCCACCGCTAACAGTAGCGCCAGTGATAGTCTTGTTTGTGAGAGTCTCATCACCAGCAAGTGTAGCTAATGTACCAGTTGTTGGCAATGTAACGCTGGTTGCGCCAGTCATTGTCAATGTACTTGCGTAAGCACCAGCAGTAGTAAGGTTACCGCCAAGAGTAATAGTCTTAGTGCCGTTGTTAACACCAGTACCACCATAAGTTGGAGATACTAAATCACCTTGCCAAGTACCAGTACCGATTGTACCAAGAGTAGTGATAGATGTTTGACCAACATAAGTTGATGCGATATCGATACTATCAGCGTTAACAGTGATTCGGTTAGAAGTTCCAACAACAGCCAACACACCAGATGTTAGTGTTAGACCGTCGCCAGCAACAGTAGACTTTAACTGTAGATTATCTGCAGAGATCTCTAAACCACCAGTAGAAGCAACGTTTACTTCTAGAGTATAACCGTTCTTAGAAAGACCGTTACCTGCAATCAGAGTACCAGAGCTAGAGAATAGAGTGAATGCTAAGTCTGTGGTACCAAGAACAATTGGGTCATTAGTAGTTAGAACGAAACCAGTGTCGCTATTTGCAGTACCTTGTTCAACGAAACAGAACATACCAGAAGTGACTTCACCACCTGGATTGTTATCTGCATCAGCAGAACGAACCCACGCACCAGAAGCGACTACGTAGATACCATTCTGAGATGCTGTGTTTTGGTCTTTAACAAGAACACGGTCACCAACAGAAAGAGCTACACCATCAATAGTTTGTGTATTAGAAAGAGTGATGTTAGCAGTTGTAGCAACTTTAACAGAACCTTTGATATCTAAACCAGAACGAGCAGCGTCAACGTAGTACTTTGTAGCAGCATCAGAGTCTGCTACAGGTTCTGCTAAGTTAGTGATACGAGAAGAAGAAACATCAACAGTACCTGTGCCATTAGGGTCTAGAACAATGTTACCATTAGTATCAGTAGAAGAAATAGCGTTACCAGTAACACGAATATTTCCAACATCTACTTGAGTAAGACCTGCAATAGTAGTTGAAGAACCACCAAGAGCAATAGTTGTAGTACCGAATGTTACAGAACTATTAACAAGAGAAGAATTTCCGATATTAGTTAGCGTATTAGAAGCACCACTAATAGTCTTGTTTGTTAAAGTCTGAGATCCAGTTAGCGTAGCTACAGTTGAATCGATATCGAATGTTACTGTATTTGCTGTGACGCTAGATGTAATACCAGTACCACCAACGAAACCTAGTGTCTCACTTAGAAGAGAGATTCCATCAGATCCAGTATCACCAGTAATGTTTAGAGTTGTGGCAATATTTGCTGTAGAGACAGCAGTGATTAGACCCTTACCGTTTACTGTAATAATAGGAATCGCAGTAGCAGAACCAAATTGACCAGTGTTACTGTTAACAGTCGCTAATGTGATTGCTTGGCTGTAGTTAGCAGAGCCATCGAAAGAACCAGAAGCAGTAGCGTCACCAGTAAAGGCAATAGTACGGGCAGTTGCTAGCTTAGTTGCAGTATCAGCATTACCTGTCAATGATGCAGTAATTGTACCAGCAGTAAAGTTACCTGAAGCATCACGCTTAACTAAAGTAGAAGCTGTGTTTAGGTTGGTCGCAGCAGTAACCATATCGGTGAAGAACTTACCACCGATGACTACGTGACTTGCAGCATTACCTGCAGTTTCTGAACCCATACCGATGTATAATCTGTCACCACCGTTGGATCCGTTGTCTGCTAAAGCAGAATAGGCTAATTCACCAGCTCCAAGGGTACTAGGGTTCCCAGATACTGATGAGCGTTTAATTCTAATAATTGATGCCATCTTTTATTTCTCCATTAAAATTCTCCACCTTCCATGTTCTGAGCATCGAGGGTGGTTGTGGATGTCCACTTGTTTGTTGTTGTTTTGTATACCAAAATAGACCCATTAACCTTAATTGTGGCATCAACGTCTGCGATATCAGACATTGATTCAACAACAGCAGGGTTAGCCACATTTGATGAAGAAAGTGTAAGAACACCCTCAGAGACTGCTACCTGAAGTGCTTCATCGGGTTGTACAATAGCGATTGTATCTGACATTATGTTTTAAATCTGTGTAATTTGCTGAGAGACTGTCACGATTCCTTCTACGACTCTAGTTTTAAAACCAGAAGGAGAAGTGATTTCTACGTCATATAACCATCGTCCAGCTGGAATGGTAGACGATTGAGTTGAGTCAAGCTGTAGGCGTACTTTGCCATTTACAGCATCGTAGATAGAAGCTGTGAAATTATAAGCAGTTGAGGATGTGTATGACTTTCTCATCTGAGAAGCCACTGTATATCCTGTTAAATTTAGAGCCTGTCCGTTAGTTGCAGCCACAGTGATGATATTACTGTAGTTTGCTCCAGCGTCCACGAAAAGGTTACTGATTGTCGCCATGTCTTAAT